TGAGCAGTCGGGCGAGGGTGCGACGTGATGATTCGACTCGACGCGCGGACTGACCGCCTCTCCTCTGAGGCGGCCCGCCTCCGGCTTCAGGGCGGCGCCCGGTTGCGCCGCTACCGCCAGTTCCAGGACTTCTACGAGGGCCGGCACTTCGAGCGCGGCCGGAACGGCCGCTCCAACCTCGTGCTGAACTACGCCCGGGCGATCGTCGACAAGGGGATCGCCTACCTGTTGGGGCGCGGCGTCGGGTTTGGAGTTGTGCCGCATCGCGAGTCGAGCACCCGCGACCGTCGGCGCGCTGCCGAGGCCGAGCAGCTGCTATACGACGTCGGCTGGGAGAACGACGTCGAGGGCGTGGACCTTCAAGTCGCCCAGAACTCGGCGGTCCTGGGCGACGGCGTCTACAAGGTGCTGTGGGAGCCGGCCTCCGGGCGGATTCGCATCCTGAGCCTCGATCCGCGCACGTTCTTCGCGACCTGGGCTGGTGACGACGTGGCGACGCTGCGGCGGGTCGAGGTGGTGTACAGCCTGGGCGCCGAGGATCTGACGCTGGGCGGCTACGGACTGGCGCCCGGCGCGGCGGAAGCGATCTGCGGCGCCGACGGTACGGCCGAGGTGGTCGAGCGCTGGACCCCGACCGAGCTGGAGGTGGTCGTCGCGCGGACGACGACCCGGCGCGGCGCGAACCCGTACGGCTTCATCCCGTTCGTGCACGTGCCGAACCTGCCGCTGGCGAACGACCCGTGGGGACAGTCCGACCTGGTGGACGTCATCCCGATCAACCGCGAGATCGACGAGCGCGTCTCGGATCAGGCGGACGTGATCCGCTTCCACGCCGATCCGCCGATCGTCTTTCGCGGCGTCACCGATCACGCAGACCTGGCGGTCGGTCCTGGCACCGTCTGGGACATCCCGTCCGACGCCGACGTCAAACTGCTGGAGTGGCAGGGGCAGCCGATCGCCGTCGGCGAGCACATCGAGCGGCTGTACCGGACCCTCTACGAGGTGACGGAGACGCCGCGCTCGTCGTTCGGCGACAGCGGGCGGCTGCTCTCCGGCGTAGCGCTCGAGACCGAGCTCCGGCCGATCGTCCAGCGAACGCTGCGCAAGCGGGCCTGGTGGACCCGAGCGCTGCGCCGGCGCTCGGCGCTGGTGCTGGAGCTGGCCCGGCAGTTCGGGACAGGAGGCGGCGTCTCGGCGCCGACGTCGCTGGAGTCCCACCGGATCCGCGTACTCTGGCCGCCGATGCTGCCGAATGACGACGCCTCCGAGGTCCAGAACCAGGTCCGGCTGGTGGGAGCGGGACTGCGGAGCCACCGCACGGCGATGGACGCGCTGGGGACCGAGAACCCGGAGGAGGAGCTGACGCGCGTCCAGGCCGACCGGGCCGCGTTCAGCGCCGTCCCGGAGTCTTCCTCAACGGACACGCCGGCCTGAGAGGTATGGAATGACGACGCGAGCTGACATTCGCACGCGAACCCGGGACGAGCTGAACGACAACGGCGCGGTGAAAGTCTGGTCTGACACGCTGCTGAACCGCTGGATCGGCGAGGCCATCCGCGACTGGTCGCGGGTGGTCCCGCGTGACCGGACGTGGCAGACGACCTCCACGGCGAACGACCCGAGTTACGTCCTGCCAGGCGACGTCCTGGAAGTGGTCAGAGTGGAGCACCCGCCGGGCCTGTTTCGCACGCGCGGCGGCCTCCACGACGGCGACGTCTCGCCGACGGCTGACGCGAGCGCGCTCGGGAGCTGGGCCGGGCTCCGTCCGGCCCAGATGACCTGGGAGCAGTGGGGCGGTGAGCTCGTGCTGATCCCGGCACCGGACGCGACGGGCGAGGCGATCGAGGTCCGCTACAAGGGCGCCTACACGGTGCCGTCGGACGACGTGACGGCACTCGACGTCGCAATCGCCGACGAGGACGCACTGGTGCTCTACGCCTGCGGTCGCGCGCTCCAGTGGATCGCGCTGGACGAGGCGAAGCGTCAACGCTTCGAGCGCCAGCGCGGAGCAGACCCCGGGGCCGTACGGCTGGAGTACGAGCGCGGATTCCAGGCCCTGGTCCGGCAGCGGCGCGGAACTGTCCGCCCGCGCCGAATCGTAGCCCGCGGGTGACCGAGACTCACCACCCGCGACGAAGGAGGGAACGGATGGATCTCGAAGAGGCGCTGGCTCGGATCGCCGAGCTAGAGGGCCAGGTGACGGAGCTGACGGGGGAGCGCGACGCTCTCGCCGGCGAGCGCGACACCCTCGCCGGTCGGGCGACCGAGCTGGAGACCGAGCGCGCCGCCCTGGACGCCCGGCTCGCCGAGACGACCGTGGCGCACGCGGCGCTCGCGGCCGAACTGACGGAGACGCAGCAGATCCTGAGCGCGTCGAGCGGGCGCGAGCTGACCAACCTGCGGCGTGCGCTCCTGGCCGAGCACGCTGGCCAGGTCGTGCCTGAGCTGGTACACGGCGACGACGAGGAGGCGTTGCTGACCAGCGTGGACCTTGCGAAACAGGCGTACACCCGGGCGCTGGAGATGGCCCGCACGGCGATCGTCAGCCAGACGGTGCCGGCCGGGGCACCCTCAGCGCGCACCGCTTCGACCGCCGGCCTCTCACCCCTGGAGATGATCGAGTCCGGCCTGCGCCGGTAGACGAGTAGGCAGAGGGCAGCAGGCAGTAGGCAGAATGAGCTGGATTCGTCACTGCCCTCTGCCTACCGCCTACTGCCTACCACGGAGGTAGTCATGCCACTGCTGCTGGCTGAGAGCGCGAAGCTCTCGAACGACATGGTGCAGCGCGGGGTCATCGAGACGATTCTCGAGGAGTCCCCGATGCTGCGGATGCTCCCCTTCCTCGAGGTTGAGGGGAACAGCTTCAAGTACAACCAGGAGACGACCCTTGGCGGAGCACAGTTCTACGCCGTCAATGGCGTCTGGTCCGAGGGCACGGCCACGTTCACGCAGAAGACCACCTCGCTCGCCATTCTCGGCGGTGACGCTGACGTCGATGCGTTCGTCCAGCGGACCCGCTCGAACATGACGGATCAGCGGGCGATCCAGACGATGCTGAAGGCGAAGGACGTCGCTAGAAAGTGGCAGCAGGCCGTCATCTCCGGCGACACCTCCGTCGACCCGAACGCCTTCGACGGCCTCAAGACGCTCTACCCGAGCACGAGCCTCTCCGGTCAGGTGATGACGCCGGCGGCAGGCGGGGGCGCGCTGACCCTGGCGCTGCTCGACCAGCTCATCGACCTGGTGAAGGGCGGCAAGCCGGATGTCCTCTTGATGTCCAAGCGGACGCGGCGGAAGCTGAAGAGCCTGCTCACGGCCTCTGCCCACTACGTCGAGACGGGCGAGTCGTCGTTCGGCCGGCAGGTGATGTTCTACGACGGGATCCCGGTCCTGGTCAGCGACTACATCGCCGACACCGAGGCGGCCGACAACGGCTCCGGCAGCACCTTCTCCTCGATCTACGCCATCCACGTCTCGCCGGCCGACGGCATGGTCGGGCTGACCAACGGCGGCATCGAAGCGGTGGATATCGGCCCTCTTGAAACCAAAGATGCAAGCCGGGTCAGGATCCGCTGGTACGTCGGGCTGGCCGTCCTGCGCGACTCGGCCATCGCCCGGATGAACGGCGTCAGCGCCGCGTGAACGGGTTATGGGTTTTGGGTGCTGGGGCTTGGACGGCTATCCGTACCGCGAGCATCAGCGAGCGGACCCTGAGCCACTAGGTCCGGCTCGCTCACGCTCGAGGTACGGACCGAGGTCACTCCTCCCAACACCCGAAACCCAAATCCACCGACGAAGGAGGCACATCATGCCGGCCACTGAGTTCGCAGGAACGACCTACACCTCGGTCTTCGCGTTCAGCTCGACGCTCGACCTGGCCAACCACACGGCGGTGGCCTCGGTCGACACGGACGTCACGAGCGCGCTGGTCAAGAGCGGCGACGTGGTGATCGCCGTGCCACCGGCCGCCCTGGAGGCCGGGATCGCCGTCCAGGGTACGCACACCGTCGCCAACGGCAGCTTCAAGCTCAGGACGACCAACGCTTCGGCCGGCGCGATCAACCCGGCCTCGGCGAGCTGGACGTTCCTGGTGCTCCGCCGCTAACCCTCGGTCACGACCCGATACGACACGGGGGCAACGTCGGCCGCTTCGTCAGATGGCGAAGCGGCCGACGTTTTCGTGATGCAGCGCTTGACGGCCGCGCACGATACCCGCGCGTACGGCAGGTGCCGAGGTGTGACCGAGATCACGCCGAAAGCGTGACGGCGATCACGGCGCGACGTCACGGCGGGCCGTATCGTTGATCCTGGAACGCATCGTGAATGAAGGCCCGATCATGAGCATGACAGACGTTTCAGAGGCAGTCCCACGCCTGGGCGATCACGTCATCCTGCGGGGGACGCGGATCGTCGGCGACGTGGCGCACGTCGAGGAGCAGGGCAGGATCAGCGTCAAGGTGACCGAGGTCCTGGGCAAGTCGTCGACCTCGAAGGCAGCGCGTGCGTGGCGTGGCGCCTGGATCACCTGTGCGCCGACCATGGTGGCGACGGTGCCGCCGTCGCCGAACTGAGCACCCCGCGCCAGCTCGACGGGCTGACCCGTCAGCCGCCGCATGACCCCGGGTCGGCGTTGCCGACGACGTTGCCGCGCTCGTCCGTCAGCAGGAGCCCCTTGCTCGTGTCGAGCAGCACCAGGCGGTTCCCCCAGGGA